TTAAAGGCCTCGCTGTTCATCTGGTCACGAAGCCATTGAGGGAAATCTGGATGGTCGTAGTCAGGAAGAGCTTGCGAAACAAAAGCTTCTGCACCAATGCCCTTGTCAGCTTGAGTAGCTTTGTGCTTAGGAATGATCGCGTAGTTAGGCTTGGGGAAAAGATCTTTGCCGAGGGGCGCAACTGGACGGGGCACCTTACCTTCTAACTGATGCTTCCGCTTAATTAAATCAGCGCGTCGAGCGGTTAGAGTTTGAAGAAGCTTATCGTTTTCAACGGGATCTTTAGGGCCGTATTTCATTACGGTCTTTGCTAACTCGTGTGGAGTGATTGCTTCAACCTTGCCAATAGAAGCAATCAGATCCTGGTCAGTCATCTTACCAAAAAGCTTGGAAGCTTGTGGGGCTTTAATTGGGTCGCGAAGAGTGTTAAACTCATGAACGATCTGCCCAAAGGGTTTTGTGCCGCCTTGAGCACGATACATCATTGACCCTCCTAGGTCAAGACGGAAAGCCGCCCCGTTAGAATCGGTATGGATGTTGTCCATGTTCATGCCAGCTACATCCCAATTGGATAACCAAGCATCAACAGCAAAGTTTTCCTTAACTCCGGGCGTGTTAGCTTTTGCCCCTGGCGTTATTCCGTGCTGAACAAGAGAAGCTACAGAAGACTTTCCGTTGTGCATTACCTCGTGAGTTCGGGCAACCGGAGTTCCAGCAAGGTCATACAAATGTCCGGCAAGCAGTTCATTGCTAGTATGGGCTTCTGATTGAGGAGTCTTGACGTAGTATTCTTGGCCAGCAGGTGTTGTGTAAAAACCACCGACGTTAGAACCTTTCTGAGCCCCCGTCTTAACCCAGTTGTCAGTATTCTTTTCGTTGAAAGCGGCTTTGGCAAGTTGGCGATCTTTAGCTATTAGCTTGTCCGATTGCGCGCTAAGATTTTTAATCTTTGTTTCAGCGATAAGCATTTTTCCGTAGTAGAAACGCGCAGTTTGAATCTTAGCTTCTCGCTCTGTTCCAAAAAGTTTCTTAGCCTCTTCCATAGCATTTTTATACTTGAAGAGGTTGCCAGTAATGTCTTTATGAATGTCACCGGCATTCAATTTAAAAGCTTGCGGCAAGCTTTTATAAACACTCATCGCATCGTTAGCAATCTTGTCAGCAACCTTTACATTGTCATTACCAATTGAGGTTGCGTAAGGCTTCCTGCCTTCCTCAGTCGAAGGCGTTGCGGTAGACAAGCTGCTTGGGGTTACAGTACCCTCAAGCGCAGCCCCGGCTATTGGAGCGGCGGCAACGGCTTGCAGCGCATTGACAATGGCCTCAACGTGAGGCTGGGCAGCTTGCGGAGTTGAGACGTTTACTTCCGAGATCACTCGCGAAGGTACGTCGATTGCAACTGGATGTGAGCCCTCAGCAAAGTCGTGCTCACCCGGTTGGGACATTGCGGGCTGAGCCCGCTCAGTCACTTCAGTCGGCAGGGGTCCTTCAGCTCCAACAGGAGGTGTTTCTTTCGCCGGAGAAACCGTTTCCGGTTTGGGAGGTACTTGTTTTTCGGAAGAAATCCGTGGAGCATCCGGCCGAGGTGCTTCAGGAGCTACGCCCTGCGTTCCGCGTCCGGCACCTGCTGGATGCTCAGGAGCGGGAAGCTCAACCAGAGGGTCGTAGGTGTAACGAGGCATCCGCTGGAAGCCGGTCAACTCTTTTTCCGGAATCATGCCGTGGACACCCTTGGCAAGCTTGGCGGCAGCGGGAACGGCAAAGTTAATTGCGCTGTTAATAAGATCCTCAGTATCCCCTTTGCCGATAAGACCTCCAGTAGCCTTCTCCATCCAGTCTCCTGTGCTGCCCGCCCAGCCGGAAAAGCCGGACATGACTTTTATCACTTGGGATTTATCGTAGCCTTCTTTGTAGCCGGCCTTTTCCATCATCTGATGGATGGGGTTTTCCAAACCAAACATAGAGGCGTGAAGGAATTCTTCTGTAGCATCCTTGCGAATCTTTTGAACCTCCTCATGCGACTTACCAGCAACCGCGGCTTCGAGGCCGCTCACGGCGCCAAGCATTGAAGAAACAACCGAAGCCGGAAATTGAATAGCCATGTCAGCAATTGCCGCCATGCTACCTAGCCGTTCGCTAGCTGTTTTGTTTTGCGAGAGTGTGCGATCCATTGCCCATTTCTGAAACTTGCTTTGATTTTTTTGTTCTTCTGGTTTTGCTTCAGCAGCAGGCTTTGGAGTTTCCAAGGGCTTCGCAGCCGTCACCGGCTTTGCCGCCTCCGAAGGCTTGGCAGCTTCCGACGGCTTTGCCGCTCCAACAATTGGATCATGCTCCCAAGGCTTTGCAGACGAAGCTGCGCTTCCCGATTCGACAATAGGGTCGGATGCCCAAGCAGGTGCGGTAGCCATTAGTCTTGCATCCTTTGACGGCGCTTGCCGGTTGGGTCAATAAAGTACTGCCCCTTCTTTACGGAGTCATAGTCGGCATCCGTTTTCATTTGAATAGGCTTTTCAAAAGTTCCAAGTCCGGTTTCCTTTGCGGCTGCCGGAGTAGGCTTTGCCGTTGGTGCGGGCGCTGCTGGTTTGCTTTCCGAAATACCAGCTGCTTTTGCTGGGTCAAAAGAAACTTTTCGCTTCTCCGGAGTGTCACCATAAAAGTGTGTTTCTTTTTGCTGTGTTATTGTAACTTCCATTGCAGGACCGGCCGCATCAAAAGCTATTTGCACGGCTTGCGCTCGGGTTAGTCCAGGGCGCTTACGAAGAAGTTCTTGGGCATTATCCGCAACAATATTTGCCATTGCCGCCGCCCCTCGATCTTTAATTTTCTTTTTGCTGTCCAAAACCTCTGGAAACTTATTTCCAATGAGGTCGGCGGCTAATTGGCGATCCTCAGGCGGGGCTCGCAAAACCTTATCCCCACCAACCTTCTTTTCTTTTTCTGTCTTAGCCCAAGCTTCAGCCGTCTGAGCTTTTACCAAATCAACGCGAGCTTTCTCCACCAAAATTTGTTGTTTCGATGTGTCCTCTTTTCTTATTTCATCGTTTTCTTTTAGCTTCTCTTCCCGTTCTTTAATTTGATTCTCAGAAAGATCTATCAAGCGTTGTTTAATTTCAGGAGTCCAGCTAGCGTTTTTAATTGCATCAGGAACTTTGACACCAGTGCCCTCAAGGATCTTAATGTTCTTTTCAAAGTCTTCTTGCGTGTTAGTGTTCTTAGCCACCCGCCCAAGTAACTCAAATTTCTTTGCCGCATCTTCTGCTTGCTTACCCTCAGCTTGCGCCAGATGATTACTTGTCTGTGCAAGTTGGTTAAGTGTTTGCGAAGCCTCTAAAGAGCTTTTAATAGATCCCATAAGGAAGCCGCCCTCAATTTGAGCCTTTGTCTGATCGGCTAAGGACTCTCCTTTATGCATCAAGGCAATTCGCTGCATCTGGACTTGTTGCATTTGCTGTGTTTCAGCTTGCTGCTTTTCAAGCGCAGCCTTTTGCATTTCTTGCTGAGCCAGGGCTTGGTAATGAGTAGTCTCAGCTTGCGTTTTTTGCATCGCAAGGTTGTTAAGGTTCTGTGCCTGCACATATCCAGCGGCTTGTGTAGGGCCGCTTTCGGCAAAGCTGTATGGATCTCCGGCCATATTACTTTCCCCACAGGAGAGAAGATCCTGCTGCTAAGGTGTTTAAAGCGGTCATCTGATTTGTGCCCGCTGTTTGTAAAGCAGTCCCCGCCGCAGCTGGGCTACCAACATTAGCTCCAGCAAGGCCACTCAAGGTTCCTACTTGTTGGTTATAGAAATTGCTGTTAAAGTTGGCAATGTCCGTAGCCGCCCTACCACCGCCGGCAAAACCCATAGCAGCATCAGCGCGTTCAGTTGCTTGCAGTCCGGATTGATACCCTGGCATTGTAGGCATTACCGCGTTGGGGTTAGCCATTAGCTGGCTTAGCTGTGCTTGGTACTGCGGCCGTTGAGAGGCAAATGGATCAGCCGCGCTTGCAGCTGTCTTTCCAGTTGAGCCGGCTTGCAGCATCCCCAAAGTCCCTGTGGCTAAATTACCAGCCCCTAGGATTTGATTAGCCGTCATGCCGGTCCCACCACCCGCCAAACTGCTCATAGCCCCTGCGGCAGCGGAGTCGGTTCCTATAAGTCCAGCCCCTCCTGCTGTCATTCCGGTATCAGCTGCTGCTGCTGCTGCCGCATCTGCCGCAGAGACTCCACCAGCTGCCGCAATATCCGCCGCCATAGCAGTGCCGGCAGCATCCGTCATAGCTCCCGCCGCTACGTCCGCACCTATAGTTGCTGCTACATCTGTAGCTGCTGTATCCGCAAAAGCTGTTGTCAAAACATCTACCGCCGCTGTCGCACCCATACTAGGCTCCTAAAATTTTTGACATCTTGGACTCTTCATAAGTATATCCAAAATGATCTAACAAGACTTCAAGTGTTGTTTCGGGCTTTACATGCCACACAACCTTGACCGGGCCGTTCTTACTTAATTCTTTCTCAGCATGACGAATCAACCTTATGCCAGTCATACCCAGACGGTGAGACTTCTTTAAGAATAATACATCGTTGGAAGCAAAGATATTGCTTTTATAGTGGAGGTGTGGGATAACAAAGAATACAACATACCCAATCAACTGCCCTTCTTCCCAAGCTCCCCAAGCCTGACATACGCCGGTCTTTTCAAGCATCTCATATTTTGCCCAATCAACATCCAGCTTAACAATTTCTTTGTGCTGAGTCAGCTCTTCATAATGCTCATCAAGAAGGACCTTGCCTTCAACCTGCATTTGCGCTACGCTTAAAGGTTTGATTATCATCCTACAATCCAAGTTGTACCATTATAGAACACGGGGATTATTACAGCCCCGCCACCAACTACAGCTGCTCCAAACGTTGGAGCTAACGCATTTGTAACAAAGGTCCGAGCACCAAGAACTCCGGTGGGAAGCGTTGCTACCGTCCATGAGATCGATGAGGCAAGCCAGACACTTGCTGTAATAGTGGTTCCGTTAATTGTGCTGGCAACGGTTCCTCCTATCGGCCCAGGAACATCAAAGGTATGTCCACTAATACTATAAGCACTTGCTGGGTTGTTTAAGTTAAAACTGTTGGTGCTTGCATTATAAACCAGCAACATCCGACAAAGACTTCCTGCAATGTCACCTGCAATTAGCGCTGCTCCATTTTGTTTTACAATAGTCTTAGCTCCCAAACCATTCACATTGATGGTAGGGTTTGTAAGGGTGTTGATTGCAAACGGGCCGACCTCCAATATCAAGCCATCAACAAGAGCTCCAATGGCCGGAGTGTAGTTAGCTACAAGAGCATCACCTGTTCCCGAAGCTGCAACATAAGGAATACTGGTAGCCGCAATTCGCTGAACCGCTGCGTAAAGAGTCGCTCCCAGATGATAGTAGTCAGTTTCGTCCCCACCTTCTTTTCCAACGGTTTGATTATGCACTACACCATTAGCATCGCCAGCGGCTGTTAAGAACTTTGTCAGATCAAGAAACCATTTAAGCCAAATAGGATTGAATCGAACGTTCCCAGTTGAATCTTCAATCGTAGGTTCGGCGTAGGTTGGTGGGGGATTAAATACAACAGTCATATGGTCCCCAGATCCATCTGAAGGTCAATTGCATTTAACCTTAAAGTTGTATTGCACTGGTGACGTATGTGGTAAGCTCTACGATTGAACGTACCATCATCTACAAGGAAAGGCCGTTCCTGATTCAAGTCAAGGCGTCTAAAGTTAGTCCACGTACTTGGCTCATAATCATTATCGTTATGGCGAATTTGAATAACACTTCCAGGTGTCTTGTCAGCAAGGACGCGAACCAGTTTTACAATCTTTCGGCGGTCAATGTTAGCGTCAAAGTTAGGTGTATACAGGTCAAAGGTTATTGGGCTACCTGCATCATCAGTGTTGCTCAAGGCCATGGAGTATATTTTGCCGCTGTCTTCGCCTTGGATAAGAGCTCCATAGGAGTCGGAGACTGCCATGTAGTTTCCATTGGCGTCTGTCCATTGACTCCAAAGATTTTCCTTTATGTCATAGGCAAGAGTAAGGTTAAGATCCTCAATCGTTAAGAGATAGAAGGAGTGTCCATCCCCCTTCCAAGTCCACGAGTAGACCTCGCTGAAGGCAGCCTTGGCCAGAAGACGCTCAACAGGTTTGGTGGAGACGGGAATCGCCTTCAGGTTTTTCATATAAATAACTTCATATGAAAGTTCTCGTGTCTGAGACAGCCACAGAAGATCACCATCAATCTCTTGAACAGTGTCAGCGGACGCACAGCCCCAATTGATCTTAGCACCTTGAACAGGGGATAGCGGACTGTTCACAGCATTACCTGCGTCATAAAACACTTCGGTTGACCATTGCTTAAGTGCAATCACATATACAAGGTGCTTAGCAAGAGCTACCCCAAAGTCAGGTTCGATCTGTGCTTTGATGTAGTTAGAAGATACCCAACTTGAAAGATCGTTCAAACCAGATCCCCAGATGTTAGCATTCACGTCCATCACATACATAGTGGCATCAAGGTAAGCAGAACCTCGCACCAAGTTAGTCATGCCAGCTGGAAAAGTAATAAGGGTTAAACCCGCTACTGTGTTGTAGTAATACGCAACCTTGTTGCCGCAGGTAATGAATAGGGAAGGGGTTCCGCCGAGCACTTGGTCAAAAGTGTTGATGCGGGTTGTCGTCATGGTCCCTAAGGAGACTCCGTTTTTATAAAGCGTTCCTCCGAAGTTTGCGTATGTATCCCCAATCCAAGTATATAAACCATAACCATGGGATGCCGCGACGCTATAGGAACTCAGAGCTAACCCTGGACGCTTATAAGCCAGATACCCGTCTTGGCCCTTTTCCATAAAGCCGTTAACAACCTTTGAGTCTTTGGCTGTTGTGTTGTCACGGTTCTCAGGCGTGACAGCAAGAGGCACCCTTGTGGGTATCTCTGGATTGGGGTAAGTGCCGGTAGCCATTATCGGAAGCTTGTTGCAGCTGTGGTTGCGCGAGAGTCGGGTTGCCAGAAGCTTGAAGCATCTTCAACATCCCAATCCTCAAGAGTTGTTCTGTAAACCATAGCCCTTTGTTGGCAGCGGTCCATGATGGCTTTGGATTGACCGCCGCATATGTCATCAGCCAGTCCCCAACGAATTGCCATGAACCACTCTTGAGGGAAGTTCATCTGATCGTTTAAGCCGGTAAAGTTAGTTACAGCTTGTTGAACAGTTAAGTAAGCGGTGTCAGTAGCCGCAACCGCATCTGGAACCATCCAGAAGTAAACACCTAAATATGTTTGCTGCTTGTCCACGAACACGCTATTAAGTGCGCCTTGGTTCGTAGTGTTAGAGAGTCGATTGTATTCAGCTCTCGAAATAATTATAAGTGGGCGACGAGTGCCGCTTGTATTGATGGTGAAAGAATCAAAGATTCGCATTGGCTTCGACATGACGACAGTGCCGGTCGGGCCAAGGGTGTACTTGCCTACGCCTTGCGTAAGCGTAACCGGCAGATCGTAGTTAAGCCACAGCTTTAACCCTTGGGTCTGCCAAAGGTTAATCAGGTCATTAAGACGGTTGCCGTACTCCGCGTATTGATCCCCATCAGGAAGATCTCCACGCGAGAGAAGCCCCGCATCCTTCATTGCGTATTCGATTGCTCGAGCGGGTGTATTGAATGATACAGGGCTTGTCATATTAACGCTTGTAGAGTTTTACAAGTTCCAGAACAATGGTATAGTTCATAATGGTACCTGGGGTGTAGTTCGCTGTCGAAAGAACAATTGAACCATCATAACCAGGCTTCGTGATGTCAGGAAGGAAGCCGCCATAGTTGTCTGACGCTATCCGACCACGACCCGAAAGAGGAAAGATCTGTTGTGGGCTTGCGCCGTTCCAAGACAGAACTACCTCTAACGGATTGCTTATCGACCACTCTATTAAATCAACTCGAAAACCATTAAGATAAAGATTTTGGTCATTAGTCTTAAAGTCTGAAAGTGATATGGCAGGTTGAAGCACGACGTTCGCAGTGTCGATGACTCCCGTAAGCTTTACCACAGCATTACGGTAGCCATCGCCTGTGATCTGCTTATCAAGGGAGTTAGCCATGATCGGCGATCGTTAGTGCTTACTGACCTTGAGGGCGCTCAGAGTAGCCAAGTTCAAATTCCCACGAAGGTGCGGCAGCATTGGAAGCGCCCCACATTTCGAGGGTGAAGAACCAACCCGGTGGGATGATGATCGGAGGCACAGGGAACGAACAACGCTTCACGTTAGCGGAAGTGACCGACGAGTCGATCGAAGCAAACGTTGCGCCGAAGTTAAAGAACCATTCATCATTGGCAACAGGGATAGCTTGAGCAACCATACCGTTGGCAACCAGACGCTGCTGAGGACTTGCCGTCGAATCAGTAGTGGTGATTGCGCCGAAGTTAATGTAAGCGCGGCTCAAGGTCGTGCTGTTACCGTTCGGATTCTGCGGTGTGATGATCGTGCCAGCGGTGGTTAGCTTCGTCGACAGAGGATCAAGACGCATGGCATAGCGCCAGCCGGTTGCCGAAGTCGGAACCTGTGTGATGAACATTTTCAGGTAGCGCAACTGGATGTTCATACCGGAAGCAACAGTGTTCTGATTCTGAATCAACAGAACAGGCTTTTGCTGCGCGTGGGTAGTCGCGCCAGTCGCATCGTCAACTACGGAAGTCGTAGTAGCGATAGCCGTACCGGGAGTTGGGTTGGTGGCAATGAAGTAAGAACCTTCATCGCACAGCCCGTATTCATCAACCAGCATACCAATGGTTTTGCCGGAAGTAGACAACGGGAATGAGGGGTTTGCTTGACCTTGGGACATAATAAGAACTCCAAAAAAGAATAAAACGAATTGCCTGGGTAACTAGACTTTAGGAATCGGCTGCCGGCAGAACAACACCTGGAGACTTGTCTGCGGTACGCGAGTGCCAGTTTTGTCCGAACACAAAGCCGCTGGATGCGGTTACTAACAACGAACTCAGGTAGGTTGTATTGGCAAGGCAGTGGTCAATGTTGTTGTGGATAAAGCCGGAGTTTGTCGAACCGTTGGTTGTGATGAGGTAACCAGTAGCGGTGCCTACGGCGTTCACCAGGTTAAACAAATTATCACGAACAACAAAGTTAGTCAGCACCTTACCAGTTGCAATCGGGAAGACCGCGCTGGCATTAGTTGTCTTAGCTGAGTAATAATTGCCGGCGATGTTCCAGCGATCATTGGTGCCTAATGGGTTAACGAAGGTTACAACACTTGTTGCTGCCGACGAGTAGATGTTGGAGCGGGTGATCGAAAGACCGTCTGCTGCATTACTAGTCGTGCTGGTAGTCACAACACTCAAGAAGTTCAGAGAAGCGCTGGTGTCACGAACTTCGCAGTTATCAAGAGAGAAGAACTGAGTCAGGTTAGTTACAGTGGTAGAAGCAACTGTTTGACTTGTATCCATCAGGTAGGTGCCAACACCGCCAAAGGTTCCGCTCAACTGCGTCACAACCATCGTACCCTTAGCCACACCAGTGCCAGTAACCGTGATGCCAGAATAGATACCAGCGGTACCTACGGCAGTAACAGTCATTGTGGTGCCGCTGAAGGATGCGGTTACACTTGCGGTTGTCAGAGTAAACAGCGAAGTAATGTTGGCAAAGTTAGCTACGAACTGGATGTTCTGGAAGCTGACGTTGTTGCCATACACCAAAGCCGTTGTAGTGACTGCTGTGTCAAAGGTGAACTGCGGGCGGTCACTACCAGAACCGAGACCAATGATAGCGATATCACTTGTGTCAATGGTCAAGCTGTTTACCGCACCGTAAGTCAAGGTCGAGATAGTCTCCGCATGACCAGAGCCAATCATGATGATATCACCACGACCGGGCACACACTGATTGATCGCAAAGTTCAGGGTAGCAAAGGGGTCGAGGAAAGTTCCGCGATTGCCGTCCGCACCAGCTCTTTGGTTCTGATTCAGGTTGGTTGAGTTGTTGAGCCAGAAGACCTGGCCAGGTTGAGCTTGCAGTAAAGGTACTCCGCGAACGGAAATACCATTAGCAAACCCTTGAGGGAAATTACTAAAGGGGCCGATAGTAGCCATTTGAAACTCCTAGAATGGACAGGGATGCGCCCCCTGCCAATGCGGATGTGAACACATCATTTTTATTTAATGTGAACACATCATCTACATTACCGGACCTCTCCGGTCAATCGTTGTATTAAGGTCCGTTAGAACCAAAGATACCACGTGGGTCCGTCGCCCCCACACTAAAGCGCATATACGACGCGGCTTTAGCATTTTTTGTGTCGAAGTCATTGTCTTGGTCAAACTCAGGCTTGTCGCGCCAGAACAACTGCATACCGTGAGGGCAATTGGTCCGGATGAAGAACGCATGTGCCGACGAGAAGTAATGGTTCAGCTTGATGCCTTCAGGGAATGCATTGGTAGCCTTCAACACGTTAATGTTGTTGTTAGAGGTGTTGGCTTGCAACACACTCTTCAGGATACGGTTTGCATTGTACCACTCTTGACGAGCGATGTGAAGGGAACGTGGCATGATGTTAATCAGCAAGCCGCGGTCGGTTTGAGCGCCCATGATCTGGATGGTCAAATCTTCCAAAGAAGATTCAGCCAAGTCAGCTGCAGGGGAAAGGGCGTTCGAGTAGTTACCACCAGTCACGTTAACGTGCTGAGTGGAGATCAGAGCTGCGCCATCACCGGTGGTGAAGTACGTTGTGCTGAAGGCGTTGTTGTAAAGAAACGCTGCAACGTTTTCAATCGTTTGAACCATGGAGAAGGCGTTGGCCTTCGCACGACGCTGAGAAACGACTTCATAAAGGTTGTCACGCAACTCTTCATAGGTCACGATATAACCCAGAGCATAAGCAATGTGCTGGTAACGAGTTACAGCGCCTTGCAGTTCCGAGTCAAACGTAATGGATGCGCCCTGGGCCTTGATAGGAGCCAGACCGAAGCCGGTGAGCTGAATGTCTTCTTCATACGCCTGACCAGACTCAAGAATGTCGTACAGGTCAGTGTACTCGGGAGCGTGCTCTGCCCACATCTGACCCCACGTAGCGTGTACGCCGGGCCAAAGTAGTTTCGGGTGGGAGCCTGTGTTGATTGTTCCGCCTGCCATAATTTATTCTCCTTAAACGCCAGCAGTGCCGCCGCTGAGTTCGTGGTTGTTGATACGAACAATAAACTTGCAGTAAGAACCGAAAGCATTGTCAGGGGTGCGCTGGATACCCATCAGCTTGAGCTGGCGAGTAGCAGCGGTAGAGGAAACAGCTGTGTCATCGACTACCCAACCAGAAATAAAGCCGTTGCTGGTACCAGCTTTCAGGTTGATGTTCTTGCCAATGTCAGCGGCCGTCAAGTTGGTGGAACCGGTACCAGAGTATTCTTGGCACAGGAACAACATATCAGAGTCGTCACAGACCATGACATAGTAGCCATAGGTTTTGGTGGCGGGAATAACGGAGAGACTCAAGTTGTTGGGGTCGCCATATTGAGAGCCTTCAATCAAACCGCCCATGCCCATAACGACACCGCGAACAGCATTGCCGTCGCCGGCAGTTGCCAAAGTTACTGCACTAACGCCATTGGCATCAGCAGCACCTGTAAGAGTTTTGACTGGGTCACCAATTGCATAAGCATTAGCGTCAGTCGAAGGAATGTAGTATACCCGACCTTGCCCTTCATAGGGATTGGCGTTCAGGTAGACATACGGCTGTAGCCCAGAAGGGCGATTCACGTTAGCCATAATTAAGATCTCCGAATAGTCCTAGGTTGAAACATGTTGCGATTCGTTTGAGCCCCAACATACCGATTTGATTGGTCGCCTGCGTTAGCCGCATCCGCACCAACATTACCTTGAAGCATAGCTTGGCGCAGCAGTTCGCTTTTGCCCTCTTGTGCTTTCATATCTTCCTCATGCCATTCCTGTTTGATCTTCATTAGGTAAAGACGGACTGGCTGGCCTTCGCCATCGAGTTCATCTCCTGCGCTAACGCTAACACGCGAACCTAAGTCTGTTCCGCCATCTTCTTTGGAGTCACCACCGATGGAGTGATTCGCCAGAAGGGTTTCTTTCTTATGCACAAACTCGTAGCCGGCTTGCAACGCTTGTTCCAAACGATCCGGTGTTCCCTTCATCCAGTGTAAGTGGTATCCTGGAATATCATCGACAGAAAGCTTCTGCCGAGGAACGGACATTGGAATGCGGCTGCGCTCTGTAATAGGAGCGGGACCATTAGCGGGACTGACTTGTGTTACCATGATTAGTTACCTTTGAAATACTGATCTGCGAAGTAGGTGTTCCACTCCTTCGACGTTTTGAAAGCCTTATTAGGGCCAACGAACTTGCCTGCATCTTTGTCGCATTGCGCCTTTGCGTCAGACGGAAGACCGGCATAACCGGTACCACCACGAGAATCAGCACCACGACCACCACCCTCAACCTTGGATTGAGGTTGTTGTGTTTCGCCTTCTCCTAAGCGTTCAGCAACCGTAATGGCTACTTGCTCAAGAAAGGCTCGGCCAACAAGAGTAGTACCCTGGGCCCGGAGCTTCTGGGCAACGCCCATTGCAAGGCCAGTACGCTCTTGATCAACACCGTACCAAGGGTTCTCAAGGTTCCATTGCTTAACCTCTGGGGATATTTCTTCTGCTTTGGCTGCCGGTGTTACAGAAGTCTTTGTTGCTTTTTGAGCAGCATCGAACTCCGATAACTTTGCGGTAGCCTCAATTTCAGCATCGACATCCCCATCGGTCTTTGCTTCCTTAAGTTCGGTCAGAAGATCTGCCCTTGCTTTTGCCACTTGAGCCTTGGTAGACTCTTCGTGGAATTTCATCAGGTCTTTCATAGCCCCTGAGGATTCGGAGAGCGACGCATTGAGTTGATTGACTTGCGTTTTAAGCCCTTCAATCTCTCCAACGAGTCGCTCATTGTTTTTGCGGAGGATAGGCATCAAGTGCTTACCGCGGTCCACAAATTCTTGGGCGTCCGTCCACTTGGAAGGATCACCACGAAATTGTTCTTTGGGTATCCAGCCCATCAATGCGGCTTCTGCTGCGGCGTCCATTATTTGGCTCCCGAAGAGATGCGAGCGAATACATCGCGATCATTGATAAGGCGATACTGTTTGTTGTCATCAGGGCCAACGGCCATGTAGCCAGCAAACTTGGTCATGAGAATACAATCACCAGCAACAGCACGTGGGCCAGGCTCGTCGTCCCAAGCACAAGCACCAACCGAGATAACGATTGCTCGTTGTTCCACCATCTGAGTTCGTGAGCGAACTGAGTCAGGCAGTTGGATAAGGCCTTGCTGAATTTCGGGTTCATAAGGGGCAACAAGGATTGCATGGCCGAGTGGGGTGATACCAGAAGTGTTTTGCATTATTCAACTCCTACGCCGCACAGGGCTTCTTCGTCAATGGATAACAGTTGCTTGATGGTAAGAACAGAACCAACAAACTGAGCTTGGACAAAACGGCTATCTGCATCATACAGATGAGCGCCCTCCTCTAAGCGGTCACGAAGTTCTTCTCTCCAGTTGGCGAGCATGTTAAGCATTACCTTGGTCACCGGATGCGCTAGCCATTCCTTGGCCTCCTCCGGCTTGCATGTTACGTTGTTCTGACTCATGTTTCATTTCCTCTAAGGTGGTCTTTCTTTGGCGATCTAAAGAATCGGAATGATCTTTCATCGCCCCCATGGTGGCTTCGAATGCTGCCAGTTGGATGCCTGCATGAGCAGCTCCAGCCTCTTCGATCTCCTTTGCCGCACGGGCGTGGAGTTCGACGATCTTTGCGTCGTTCATCTTCTTCTCTTCTTCGAGCTTTTGAACGAACTGCATTTGTTTGGCTTGAAGGTCCAGCTTCTTTCCCTCGAGCTTGGCCTGCTCGACTTGCATCTTGGGGTTGGGAAGTGGCGGAACCTTATCAGGGCCAGGATAGATTTGAGCTACGCCATCAATGTGCATAGCCTTGAGGAAGCGATGTTCAACAACTTGAAGATCGTAACCTGGGGTTGTGTGAGCAGCTTGCTTGAGCATCATGGCTTGATTCATGCGCTCGGACTCAGAAGATATGTGAGGATCAGCCACAGGCACAACGGTCGAAGGATCGCCCAGATAATCCTCACGCATAGCAAAAGCACCGGACTCTCCATAGGTAGTCTTTATGGGAAGGTAGATTGAATTCAGAACGTAAAGCTTCTTAAACTCTTCCCGCATCGAACGCCAGATGCGTTTAAAGATTGCGGAGTAAATCTTTGTGCCTTGCTCAACCATTGTTTGAGAAGTCTGAGCAGGGGTATTCTGTCCGGGATTCTCACCAGCCATCATGTCGGAAGATCCGGAGATGCGGTTCGTATAGTTAATGAGGAGGGACAGTAGCTGTAGCAACACGCCGCTGGGTTCGCGCACCTGGAGTGGCACGATGGACTTGTGAAGGTCATCTCCTGTTGAATCCACACGCTTCCACTCAAACGGCGCGAACGTATAAGCGCCACCTCTAATTTTTGCACCTCGACCCAGAAACCCTCCTCCACCGTTTGCCATCGTTCCAGCGTCGATAAGCTGGTTGACAAGAGAGTTGACTGATTCGTTAAGCGGTCCTGTAAGGATGCCAAAGCCAATGTCGTAGATACCTCCATCAGGGGAGGGTATAAAAGAATACTTTGTGAAGTACTCCATAGGGCGGATTGAAATGATAGTGCCTTTTCGCTTACCACTTTGAACCCGCTCAATATCCTCTTCACGATCAAAGCGCGTGACGATCCGAAGAACCTTTTTAGACTCAGAGTCAATTGTAATAATGTATGGCTCAGCATACCCATCCCCATCAAGATCGAGGTCGACGTGTTGCTCGAGGAGACGGAGCGGAGTCTTGTTATCCGTCTGAGGTTGTTGTATGCCTATCCGCTTGTCGATTTTAACTTGTCCCGGAGCCTGCGTGACAGTGCCGGTTTGATACCAGGAGTCATCTAGAACGTCTTTGAACGCCCCGCGAAGAACACGCGCGTGAACCTCATTGCGAGACATGATAATGACTTGGGTTTTGCGGGAAGCCGTTTCGACAGACTTGGCCCAGTAGTTAACCACAAGGTCGTTTGCAGTGACAAGCTCAGACGTATTGTGGCCCAGACGAGCATCCCAATAAGACTTAACAAAAGCACAGCCAACCACTGCAAGGTTAATAAGAAGGCGGTCGTGTTGCTCTTCCCAGGCAAGATCTTCTTCAAGCACCTGATAAGACATATGAGTGGATATGCGATCAGCGCGAATGCGAGCTTGGCCATCTTTGTCTTCTCCTATGACGCGGCACTTGACGATCTCATGTCCGCTGATAATAGCAGGATAGGCACGAGCGTGGAACTGCATCACAGCAATTGTGATGAGGGGGAAGGCGACGTTAGAGCAATTGGGCCAAGGGAAGTTCTTGTCCTTTTGGATTTGAAGGGCAAGGTCCATTGCAGCTTGAGAACGGGCTTTCCAAGAGGTGCGTGACTGCTCATCAGCTTCATAACCTTCAAAGACCTCAAAACCAATGCGATCGAGATCTTCGTCAGACCAATGAGAGCAAAGGTTGGGAGACTTCATAGTCTCAAGGTTAGTCGTGATGTGGTGATCGAGATGCATCTTAGTATCCGGTTATTGCGTTACGACCGGCTTGCTTGCGCGGGTTGTTGTCGCGGAGCCAATGCTCTTCTTCTTCCATAAAATCCTCTTCGTCGAGAAGGGCTAGATCTTCAAAGCCTAATGAGAGGAGGGAGGTAGAATCAAATTGGTCATCAAGGGTAGCTTGTGATGTACCAGTAAATTTTAGGAGCTCGTTCTTGTAGCCTTCGAACCAAGTGCCAGAGGTGTCGAAACGACAAGCGCCAGCACGCATACGCTTTTGAAGGGAGCGTCCACGAGTAGCTTTGTCCTTGACGGAAGGGCGAGGCTGGACGTTAATGAAGATGTTTCTGGCTTGCATTTCTTTATAGATGATAGGGGCAATGCCCTTCCAGATAACACCATCCTCAACCCAGAAGATATCTGGAGCCCAGCGTTTTTGGATTGCAAACATTTCATCAACCCACTCAAGAGTGTCCCAACGTCCGACACGCTCATCAAGAACGTAGAAGACATTATGTTGACACTTGCCACCTATGGTAAAGGAAGTGCGATTAGCTTTATCAGCTTTGGAAACGGCGAAGTCAGCAGCAGCCGCAATAATCATTGGCTTGTCGAAGTCACCATCACTCATCGCAATGAAGTCGTCGCCGCGGAGGTAAGCCTCCGACGAGTCCATTGGATCGTTTAGGAACTCTTGGGAGTATCCACCTGGATCTTGGTCTTCAATGAATTCAAGTTGCCGTTGGCGGAGCTTAGCTTCGGTCCATCGTTCAGGCCAAAGTATGTCTGAGAAATCATCGAACCCGGCGTGAGCTTTGTAAAACAAATGCTTCCAGGCTGAGTTCTTACGGAGCCGGGCAAGGAGGGAATCTTCGTGTAGAATGGTTCCATGGACGCGGATCTTTCCAGATTGGGAGAGTGCTT